AATTGCGCCGTGCCCACAGTTGGATAGCGGCCACGGGCGGCATCTTCTGGCCTGGCCGGCGGCCATACTCCAGCACCGTCATATGCTCCAGCGGGCTCGCGACGACGCCGCGCAGATCGGCAATGGTGTGGCCGTAGACCTCACCGAACACCGAGCCGCGACTGACGCCCGTATTGACGGGGACGTTGTCCTGCACGCCGCCCTGGATGGCGATGACGCTCTCGCGCATGGCCGCGAACGCCCGCTTCGCCAGTGCCTTGGGCGTCAGCCCGTCCATCACCCGCTTGAGGTGACTGGTGTCGATCGTGATGCTGATGTTCGCCACTAGCGGTAGCGCCGCCCGTGCGTCAGCCGGTCACGTCCGTAACTATCGAGCACGTCCCAATCTCTCGTGGCGCCGGCCGCCATCAGTCCGCCACCGACCACCGCCTCGTACCGTTTCCTGAGCATCGCCGCCACGTCGCGCCACTTCTGCACGCCGTCACGCATCACCACGTCAGCGGCAATCGTCGGCTCGCTCTGCCGCGCCGACCACGCCGCGAGCGCCTCGGCGCCGTAGGAGGCCGCCAGCGACAGCACCGGGTCGAGGTCGTCGATCGGGATGGTGCTGATCTCGTCATTGTGGACGTGGCGCGTCGTGTAGCGAGCAATGATGTTGTCCGTGCCGCTCTCTGGCGTGCCGCGGAAGCGCAGCGCTCGCACCGGCTGGCCGCCCAGCACCGCCTCGTAGATGCCGTAGTCGTCAGCCTCCAGCACCGTCGGCACCTGCTCGCCGGCCGGATACTCAACGCTCGCCAGCCGCGACAGTCCCCACACCCAGCCCCCCGGCAGCGCCAGATCGTAGCTCGTGCCGTCACCCGACAGCGCCGCGACCACCAGGCGTGGCCGGGCGCGTGTGTACGTCGCCAGCGCCGCCGTGAGCGCGCCTTCCAGGTCGTCATTCGTCAGATGGTCGGTGGCCGGGTCGCCGGGCGCCTCCTGCCGGAGCAGCCGCCTGAGCGCGTCGAACGTCGCCTGTGGCACGCTCTCGGTCAGCCGGATGCCATCAGGGCAGACGAGGTAACTGTCGCCCTCGGCGCGTGGCCGCTCGCCCCCATAGGCCAGCGTCACCGTCTCGCCCGCCGCCATGTTCCCAGTCGCGTCATCGACGAACACCTTGAACACGAGCCGGTCGCCCACGGCCAGCGTGCGACTGGTGGCCGCCGTCGTCGTGCGCGCATAGTCGGCCATCGTCGTCGTCAGTTCGGTCGTGCTGCCGGTGTCGTCGAGCACGTCGGCACTCTCGGCGGTCACGAACTGCCATATCTGGAGGCGGAGCGCGGCGTTCGTCGCCGCCGCGCTCTCCATGGCCCAGATATGCGCTGCCCATGTGCCGGTGGACAGCACCACGCCGGCCAATGGATCAGTCGCCCAAGCAAGGGCAGTGCCCCCCGCGCTCCTGGTCGCCTGCACGCCCGATGACGGCCCCGCCTCTGTGTTCGTGACAGCGCGCACGAGCGACGGACAGTCTCCACGGCTGCCAATGACAGCCCGACGATAACCAGCAATGTCACTGGGGGTGTCCGTTAGCCAGATATTTACCGGCATTTAGGCGCCCTCTGGGCTATAATCGAGGTACAGAAGTGCCCCCGCGATGTCGGCCGCCTGGTCAGTGAGCCAGATGGGGGTCGTCATGCTATCGGCTCAGACTGTGGCGAGATCAGCGGCCCGATCGCACCCTCTGGCGTCTCCCATGCCGCGCTCGCGACGGTGACGACCACCATGCCCCGTGCGCCATCCCATTGGGCTTCGACCACATGGGCATCGCCTGGCAGCCCGTCGCGCGTGACCCGATAGGCCGGATGGTCGCCGGTCGCGAAGAACTGGCACAACAGTTCACTGCTGATGAGGAGCGTTCGGCGGCCTGGTGGATGATACATGACGTCCATCAAATCTCCGCGACCACGTTCGGCGTGGTGCCCGTCACGGTCACATGCAGGTTGATGTAGCCTGGCCCACCACAGAACGTGTGCGAGCCGGTACCGCCGATGCCCGCGCCAACGGCCGCGATGACGGTGCCGCCACTGCCGCCCGTGCGAAACACGGCCACCGCGGCATCAGCCCCCGCCGTGATGTGGACGCTGTAGAGCGTGCCAGAGCCAGCGTCAAGCGTGCCGGTCGCGGTCACGGCCACAGTGCGCGTAGGACCACTCATGACACGGCCTCCCGTTCCTCTATCTCGCGCCAGATGGGCGCCAGGGCTAGCGGTACATCGTCACGCAGGCGGGTCGCATGGCCCACCAGATTACGCTCCTCAAGCACCTGCTCCACCGTCACCCCACCAAAGTTGGGGATGCGCTGCAACAGGTTCAGGAGCGCCCGCCGGGTAAATCCGTTCTTGTGGAAGTCGAGGTCGTACTGCTGGGCGCCATACAACTGATACCACGAGTACATGTCGGTCATCGTGCCATTCTCTTCGCCCTGCACGATATCGCGGCACGCCTGCTCGATGTCAGGGACACAGATGCGGAGCTCCCCGCCGACCTTGACCAGTTTCGCCCAGTGCTGCACGAGCGGGACAGCTTCAGCCGCGCCGAAGTGTTCCAGCACATGCCGGGTATGCACGAGATCGTACCGGCCGAAGTGGTTCTTGGGGATGGCGCGCACATCACAGCGCACGTCGGGGCGCACATCCTCGCGCGCGTCAAAGCGCACGACGGTCGCCTTCGGCCCAAACTCCGGTGACGCCAGCCCCGCGCCCACGTCGGCCACCAGGATGGCCTCTGCCGGCAGATCGTCGGGCGGGTGCGCGGGTGACGCCTGTGGCATCCCTGGCCGCAGCCCGAACATGGCGCCGGTCGGTCGGTCCTCGTGGTAGCACTGGACCATCGTATCGGCGTAGCAGGTGAAGCCGGCCTGCCGCGCCTTCGTGAAGAAGTAGAAGTCCTCGGTCGCCAGCCCCGGCACGCCCGCGTCCGCCTCGAACGTCCAGTCACGGCTGAACCACGGCGGCTCGATGGCCCGGAAGACGTCCGTCTTGACCAGCAGGCAGTCGCACCCGGCCAGATCGACCGGGAAGTACTCGCCTACGACCCAGTCCATGTAGGGGCCACGGAGCAGCCCGTTCCAGATGTACGGGAAACTGGGTACTTCCTTCGTCCAGTAGATGCCGGTCACGATGTCGGCCTGATGGCTCCAGAGTTGGTTGAACGCATTGGACGGCACATGCACGTCGTCGCCCACGAAGAACACGTAATCGGCATTGGCCTGGATGGCCTGCTCGACGATGGCGTTGCGTGCCATGTCCACGTAGGCGTCTGCCACCCGTAGCCGGCTCATGGACGCGCCGAGTGGGAAGCTCATGCCCCAGTGGTTCTCGGCCCAGCCCCACGACAGAGGCGCTTTGCTCAGTGTCGGCACGCCCACGATGACCAGCGGATTGATCTTGAACCGGCTCACAGTCCTGCCTTCCGATAGGCTCACGAGGGCGAGAGGACAGCCCTCCCGCCCGAACAGCCCTAGCCGCTCGCCGGCCGATACTGGACATAGAGCGTGCCGGCCCGCAGCACCGTGCCCTCGGCGTTGTCGCCGCCGACGGTCAGATGGCTGAAGATGAGCAGATCGCCCCCTGCCATCGTGGGCGCACTGGCGAGCGTGAACGCCCGCGTAGCCAGCGATTGCAGCGAGGCGGTGAGGTTCAGGCTGCCCAGCACGGTCGTGCCGGCCGCGCCCTGGCCGCCGTTGACGACCTTGAGTTGCCGGTACGAAGCGGTAGCCGAGGCCGTCGCCTGCGCGACGGTATCGGGCTGCCACCACACGCCATCAAGGATCACCCGCTGCGGCGCCCGCCACAGGGCGGTGGTCGCCGCTGCCGCGCCGTTGGACGCGACCGAGGCCACGGTGATGACTGGCCCCGCCAGCGCCCCACCAGGAATGTCTCCGAGATACGTTGCCATGTTGGTCCTCCAGAGAGGCGGCGAGGCTGCCCCCGCCGCTCGGTTCAGTCAATCGTCAGGACTAGCCGCCTACTGCCATCCTGTAGAAGCTGCGGTGGTCAGCAATCACGGCACCGTAGATGTGCCGCACTTTGAACGTGATGCGGTCAGCCGTGAACACGCTGCCCTCGGTCGGGCCGTCCTGCACGAACAGCGCCGGCTCCTGGTCGCCGTTGAGGAAGCCGACGATGACGGTGTTGACCTGCGCCGGGTCGCCGACAACGTACCAGTCGGTCGCGTCCGTGAACTGGTCATTGACGACCACTTCCATGCCCGCGTTCTTGAAGCGTGCCGGGTCCTGCACGGTCTCGGTATCGGCCGGCGCCGCAATCGCGTACACGTAGCCGTCGCTCGGGTTGGTGATGCGGAGCGCCCGGCCCTCCAACTCAGCCGGCACGATCAGGAACTTCGGCTTGTTGCGTCCGCCCAGGATTTCGAGCGACTCGTTGTAGGCCGTCTGGTCGCGCATGGCGACGGTCACGGCATCGACGCCCGCGATGCTCAGCGCGGTCGTGCCGGTGTTGCCATGACCGGCGATGTAGAGCGCCGTGCTGTCATAGCCCATCGTCGGGTTGTCGGTCGTCATCAGGTTCAGGATGAAGGTGTACAGCGTGCGCCGAGCCGCCCGCGCCATCGCCTCAGGCACGCGCCGCATCCGGTTCGACTTGCCGTCGATCAGCGCCTCGAACGACACGTCGTCCAGGCCGCCGCGCTTGGTGAGCGAATAGCTGACTTCCTCATCCGTGGGTGAGGTCAGCATCGGGTAGACGCCCAACTCTGGCACGGTCGCCAGGTTGCCGTACCCGCCGACGCGGGTCCAGTGGCGGGTCTGGAAGTCCGGCACGCTCTCGATGTCGGACACGAACCGGCGCCAGTTGCCGTAGGACTCGCTGTCCCGGTAGTTCTTCATCATCATCACGTACTGGTTATCGGCAAAAATCTCGCCCCAGGAGGCGCGTGAGAGCGTCTCACGCAGGGCCGCGTGCTTGCGGCTGTCGTAGCTGCTGCGGAACGCCTGCGCGAACTCGAACACGTCCACGTCGAGGTACGCCTGCCCGGTCCACGCCGCATAGCCCTCGCGCAAGTCGCGCAGTGGCCGCACGCCGTCCACCGGCTCGCCCGTGAACCAGCCCATGAGCGCTTTGTCGATCCTGTCATGCTCGGCGTCACCGACGCTGAGGCGCGCACCCGGCAGCGCCACCGGCCGCGCTTCGGTCAGGATGCCCTCGTACTCCACCTGCTTCGTGACCGCCTCACGAATGGCGGTGTCGGTCACGTCGCCACGCTGCGCGGCGGCCTTCAGCCCGTCGATGACGAACTGCTTGCCCTGCTCGCTCAGTTTGGTCGCGGCCAGTGCCGTCACGGCCTTCGCCTCGACGAGCAGGAGCCGCATGGGGGTCAGGTCAGGGGCGGCGGCCTCGGCCACTGGCACCGGGGGCGTCTCGGCCGCCGTCTCGGCCGCTGGCTCGGCCACGGCGGTCGGGGCTGGCGCCTGGGCAGCCATCGCCGCCGCGATGCCGTCCTGAATAAGCTTCGCGATCTCGTCTGGGGTCATGGTCGTCTCGCTTTCGACTACAGGGTGATTGCTGGCGACGAGGCGCACGATCCGCCCACCGGCAGCCGGGTCCGTCACCAGATCGACAGAGTTGACGCGGCTGATCGCCTCCACCCAGGCGACGGCGCGTCCGTTATGCTCACGGCGGGCAACCCGCCCATTGGCATCAATTGAGAAGCCGATGAAATCGCTCTCACCGGCATCGGCCGCCTCCTTCAGCACCTCGCGCACCCACGGCGCGATGGCCTTGAAGCGTGCCCGTAGCCCTTCGACCACCCGGCCGCCAACGTCGTGGCTGCCGTAGGCGACCTGGCTGAACGTGCCCACCTTGTCACGGACGCTGCGCTCTGGTCGCGCCTGGCGTTCGGCATCGGTGGCATGGTCGGCAAAGGCGGGCGCACGCTCGAACAGCGCGGCGGCATCGCGGAGTGTCTCGGCCGGGTAGTGGTTGCCGTTCTTGGACGTGCCCGCTTCGATGAGGATCACGTCCCACTCGCGGCCACTGGTCCCGGCGACCTCCTGGAAGTGGCTGGTCGTGGTGCTCACGGTGTCGTCGGTCTCGGTCTCGTCAGGCATGGCGTTCTCTCCTCACACAGAGGCAGTTGTGCCCGCCCGCGCACCGGAGGCCGGGTCAGTCGCCTACCACCGGCGACGAGAAGGCGGGCTGAACCGGATGAAATGGTGGTACATTGGCCGCGTACATGTGTACCAGGAGGGGGCCATGCGTATCGCGGCGTTACTCATCGGCATCACGGCCAGCCTGCTGGGCCTGCTGGCCTGGTTCATCGGCACAACCGCCGCCGTTGCCGGCGCGGTCGGCGGCACGAGCGACACGGCGAAAGCCGCCTGGCTGGTGCCCCTGATGATTGGCGTCTGCCTGCTGGGCCTGGTTGCCAGTGGACTGGCGATGGCCACGCCCCGGCTGGCCGGGCTGCTGTTGCTGGCGTGCGGCGTGGCGTTCCTGGTCCTGTGGATACCCGTCGGCATCGTGCCCGCGCCTGTGTTCGGTGTGGCGGCGCTGTTCGCGCTGGCGGCGTCGTTCAGCGGGCGGCGACGGGTCGGGACGGCCTAGTAGATGCGGCCAGGTGTGCGCGTGGGCATGCC